CTTGATATTTATTCTTTTTAAAACTCATATTTGTATAAAATTATAGGATACAGATACTCTCCAGCTTTTTTCGCCTTTTTCTGTATTCATATTTATATCAACACCATGAGGGAGCCAAGACGGGAAAAAAATCATACGTCCTTCTAATGGTTCATAAGCACATACTCTCCATAGTTGTTCTGGTAAATTATCTACTCTTCTAGGCATGTATGTATTAGGTCCGGGTCTAGGATCTTCTAAAAATAACTTTCCTGAATTTTTTGGTACTTTAATATAGTACACACCTGACCACATCGAATTAGGATGGGTATGTGTTTTGTTATAACTGTAGGTAGGATTAATATTAGCCCACATATTACCAAGTCCTAATTTACCTGTAATACCAAAATCTTTGTTGCACTCATAAGCCATTTTAAATAATTCATCTATTAAAGGTTTGTATTCTTTTTTCTTATCCATATCTGTTTTGCTGTGCCAACCAAAACCAGAATTAGTTTTTTTCTCTCCTTCAGGATCTGCTTTGCGCCATTTTTTTATTTCTTTCATAAGATATTTGTTCATCTCTATAGATGTTGGAATATCTTTAAAATAAATAGCAGTTGGAAATAATATTTTTCTTTGTAATTTACTCATTTAAATGGTGGTCCTCCAAACCACATCACCAATGATTTTCTCACACCTTTTTTAACAGGTGCAACTTTGTGTCTTAAAAATGATGCAAAGAATATAGCTTGTCCTTGTTTCAAAGGTAGCGGTTTGTTCTCGCCTAAATCTCCAAACAAAAGATCACCACCAGTAAACTCTGATGGATCTGATAGTAATAAGGTCATAGATATTTTACGTATTGGATTCTGGCCTTCTTGACCAAATGCATTTAGATCCATGTGCCAATCATAAAAACCTTTTTTAGGATATACGGTAAACTGTGCAGGTTCTGTAATCGTAACACCATCAAAATAAAAATGATTTAAGTTTACGACAGATAATTGATTTTCAATCACTTTATACATCTGTGGTAATTTATCAAAAGGTATCCAAGATATGGTTGTCACTCTTTTCTTAGTATCATATTCACCTTTTTCTCCTCCACCAACTTTAGCTTGCTCCGGTGCACACTGATGACCAGCGTCAATAATCATTTTACATTGTTGTGGTGTAAACATAGGTTGGGTTGTTGTAGCAACATAAGATTGCCATCGTGGCATTCTTGGTATCATTCGTTTTGCCCCGATCCAGTTCTTGAAGCCACAGGATTATAATTAATATCTACATTACAAACTAATGTTCTTCTTTTTTCTTTTGTTCCGTTAAATGGATATACGCAGTGTCTCATATCATAAGGAAAAACATAAAAGTCTCCTATCTTCATATTCGGTGAATAGTCTGTTTTAGAAAATTGTCCGTTAGCTGCACCAATAATTTGTAGTCTACCATTCATAGGTTTATCGGGAGCAGAATATTCGACGCCTGTTTCTTTTGGTAATTTCATAATCATTACTGAAGATAAACCTGTATAAAGTTTACCTTGATGAATATGCACAGGATTATATTCATTGGCTTTCATTTCATTAACCCAAATAGAGTTTATTGATTTTTCTGTTGGTCCTATCTTGTTCCAATTTGTGTAGTGATCAAAAATTGACATGAACCAATTTAATATATCTTGTGGTAAAAAATTATGTTGGGTCATCTTATCATTGTTAGGACCTGAATAATGTAAAGATACTTCGTCTTGAATTTTACCAACTAACTGTTTGTTTGCTGAAGGCAATTGTTTTTTTTGTCTTTCGTAGATTTCGTTAAGACCTACGAATACTTCCAGGGGGACCTGGTATTTTAAAACCGTCTGACCTAAATAACAAAAATCGAACTTCATTTTAATTTTTTAGTTTTCTTACTATCTAAAGATAAAGTGTTTTCTCTCAAACCTTTTTCTAAAGCTTCTAATTGTCCTAATACATTGAACACTTCAGGTTGTGATGTGCCAGGAGTTATTGTTGCTTTTTGATTTTGTAATCTTAATAGATATGACTTAGCTTGGTGCGTGTTCACATCTCTGTCATCAAAAGAACCATCATGAAACTCTTTCTTAAGTTTAGACCAAGAAGCAACTTCTCTCATTCTATGTTTAGCAACAAGTTCCATCTGTGCTTTACCATATAATTTTTCTTCTAGCTCTACTTGTTTAAGTTCTCTCTCTAATGGATCTTTTTCTTTTTTAATATCTCTTTGTAGTTTCTTTATCTCAACTTCATTTTTTCTAGCATCAAATGATAGGTGAACTAAATTTTCAAAGTGTGTATTCTGTTCTCTTACAGATTGCCAATACTTTGC